GACGTGAACATATCACCTGACATCCGCATGCAAGGCAAATTTGTTGTAACGCCATTTCGGAAAACAAGCTTCTTAGAGGACAGTAACACACTCTTTAAAACCTGTCTTATCTGAATCGGAGCCAAAGACAACACATGCTCGTACAACTGCCATTCACAGCAAGCTATAAACTCTGCCGTGAAGCTACCCTCAAAATTCGTGTAATCAGTCTCAAGGTAGAAACCACCAACCCTAGCCAGACGCATGATAACGTCAATTTTCTGCTCACTGGAATAAGTTTTCATGAAATACTGAGACAGGTAACTCTCATGAAGAACGTACTGTTCCAGCTTTCGGATATACGGTCCAAGAATCATCTTTACAAAAGGATGAGGCCCCTGAATGCTACGAGGAGCTTTCCCTTGAACAAGGAATTCCCTTTTGATGAATGACTTCTTATGTCCATAATTTCCGTTACAGATTCGATTGACGATCTTGCTCCAGTCCCGGAGAAGGGTTGGTAACTTTGCAATGTACTCACGCTTCTTAGCCGATGTCATTTTCGCGGTTGACAACCACTCATTAAACTCAGTGTTGTAATCACTAAACCGCAGTCGCGCCATTCTATGCACACGACCTCTGACAAAGGAACGAAGACCTGAAAGCATGGAGGACACCACTCCTGGCCTTTTGCGTGCGAGTCTGCAGGCGACAGCGCACGCGGCGCTACTGGGTCGAGAGATGTCTGTGGTGTATGCTAGGAATCCAGCAACTCCCCGAGATAGTGTTTGAACATTCGGACGAACTCGGTAAGTACGGGGATACACATCTAACACATATTCTACAACAGGAGCATCTTTCACTATAAAATGTTGGTGGGCCAGGCCAACCCAGTAGCGTTTGACGTCCCTCAGAGCGAGAGGCGGGCCCCATCGTGAAAACCCAGCATCTTCTTATCCCTACGAACCAAATCGTAAGAGATGAGAATAGCCAGATAACGTGTACCACGTATAATTTCACTATGGGTACCGTCTCCCACTCCGAGGGACTGAGAGATCGATGCAATGTACACATCGATCTCTGCGGGAATAGACTGGATATCATTCCCGCGGCATGCTTGAAGAACGTGAGGGAGCAAGCGAGTTGAAAACCTTAACACCACGGCGTTAGTTTCCTGACCACACATGGCAT